CATGACAATCAGTCATATATGTCATGTCATGTTGTCATATTGCTATTATATATTATATTTTATAGACAATGTGGATAGTGAGACAGTATGTGAATGAACTTACATTTAAATTATCTAAACATTTCTGTATTAGTTCTGTAAAAAAAGTGCTAAGGTAACCGTGATGGGCATGGGAAATTCGAAACGATGAGGTTTAAACGTGGTAAACAAGGGGAACCCGGTCAAAACAAAGTCATTTTCCTAAACAAACAAAGTGCGGAAAGGATAGTGGCAATACCATACATCTCTATAAGTAATTATTTTTGACATTAGCCTTATAATATATGTAAGTAAGTGCCTATTGTCACAAGTTATGTAAAAACGCTTTATTATATGTGAGTATATAAGATATAAATAATACACTAAACTAACACACAAACTAACAAATGTCAATAATCCAAAGTTATCCAAAAGGAACGCCAAAGGCAGACGATCTGGTATTAGGTACAGTTGTTCCCAAAGCTAACTCGGATGATCTTCCAGTTACTAGAAACTTCAGTATATCCGATGTAGCTTCATTTTCTTCTAGTTCTGAGATTTTAAAACAAAAAGAAATTACAATTACACCTGCTGAAATGTTAACATTAAATGGAGGTGGAGTGATAGAGATTATACCTGCAGCGGGAGCCGGGCAATTAACATCATTATTAAACATGGCTATGTTTCTTGACTATGGCGGTACTGTATATAACTTTGCAACCCAAGGTCTAAATGACACTATAGGCTTTAAATTAGGAGCAGCTAACACTTTTCATACTCTTAGTGTTTCAACAGAATTAAACATTACACAAGACAGATATACTGTTTTTGATTTCCCTAATAATGATGAGATGGTTTATGAACCAAACACGGCTTTTACTTTAACAGCAACAGCTGGTGTAACAGTATCACAAGGAAACTCACCTATTAAACTATCTGTTTTATATAGAATTGTAAACTTTACATAGCATGGCAAGAATAAGTTCATATCCTATAGATAAAACTATACAAGATAACGACGCATGGATAGGAACAGAATACTCCAATCAATTAACACGTCAGTTTACTGCAGCTGGAATAGCTGAGTATTTAAATATCAATGCAAAGATTTCAGTATCTGCGCAAATGGTATTTAAATTTGTGGTAGGTGGAACAGGAAGTGGAGAGTTTAGTGGTGTACCAGAAGCAACTAATTTTAGTGCTATAACTGCTTTAGTTGTTTCTATAGTAGATGTAAGTGGTCAACGTGTAGAAGGGTTCTTATCATATTTAGTAGATAGTGATTTACTAATAAACGAACAAAAACAAATAAGTAATTTTGGACACTACAAAATAACAGCTTACACTGCAGATGCAGGTGGAACCACGTATACATTAGAATTAACATACAAAGGAGGTAGTGGTTCTATATTTAATAATAAAAATTATGATTTTGCTAACTTTGTATTAGCAGGAGATCTTGGTGATAAGAACTATGAAGAAGCTTTTGTTAATCAAGCTCAATGGAACGTAACACATAATTTAAACAAAAACCCATCAGTATCTGTTATAGATAATAACAATATAGAAGTGTATGGGCAAGTAACATACTTAACAACAAATACATTAAAAATAAATTTTTCTCAAAACGTAACAGGGAAAGTATACTTAAACTAACAAACAATCATGGCAATAAACTTTTTAAACACGGTTAGCTATAATCAAAACCAGCTCAAGCAACCTGTGATCGATAATCAATTAAACGATACCGCGGCTGGAACACCTGTAGACGGTCAGTTGTATTACGACACAACATTAAACGTTTTAAAAGTAGGTGAAAATAGTGCTTGGGTAACAATAGCTGGTTCGGTTACTTCTGTAGACGAAACAACACCAGGCACATCGACAGGAACACCAATAGTAGTAGATCCAACAACTGGAGCTGTTACTATCAAATCAATGGCTTTTGATGGGGACACAAATATTGGTCACGTACCGAGTTCAAATGGAGTAGTTCAATCAACTAACTTCTTACGAGCAGATGGTACATGGGCAATACCAACAGGTAGTGTTGATACAACTTATGATTTTCTTTCTAAACAGTCAAGTGCTGGTAGTAATGTAGATCCATATTTAACATTAGATCCTAGCACTGGTGCTGATGATAATGTAAAGTTAATAGGTGGAACTGGAATAAACATAACAAGAAGTATTGGTGGAACAGAAGTAACATTTGCTACAACTGCTGATAACTACAATAAATGGGTTTTAAGAGATTCTTCAGATTCTGATAGTGATATTACAACTGGTAAGTTTGTTAAATTTACCGCGGCAACTGGAACAGCTGGTGTTACAGTTAGTGGAGCTGGTAGTACAGGTGATCCATATGTAATGGCTATACAATTACCAAACACAAATACAACTTATACGGCTGGCGTTGGTCTGTCTTTAAGTGGAACTGAGTTTAATGTAAATGTAGGTGCTACCGGAACAACTATAGCTCCTCAATCAATATCAACAAACGCAAACAGGTTATACCAAGTTGAAACTGACGATCAAGATAATCTTGTAGTTAACGTACCTTGGTCAAATAGTAATACTCAAAACACTTATGTGTTAGATAAAGCGGCTGGTAGTACTGATTTAAAATTATTTAAAAATGGTGCTGCAGGCGCTCAAGATACAATAACATTTAGTGGAACAAGTAACGAGGTAACAGTTACAGGCGCGTCAGAAGATGCTTATGTGTTTGGTTTACCAGATGATGTTGTTGTAACTACTAGCCTTGAAGTTTCGGGTACTGCTGTTGACTCGTTGAAGACAGCTGGTAAAGCTCAATCAGCAGCTACAGTAAGTACAGATCTCGATGCTACACTTACAACTAAAGGTTACGTAGACGGTTTAGTAGCTGGCGGCGTACAGTTTATCGGAGGATTTAATGCTGGTACTGGTGCAATTGACGGTGGTGGTAACCTTACAACAGGTGGTTCTAGAGTTGAAGTTAGTGTTGGTGATTACTATGTAGTAACAACAAGTGGTAGTTTTTATGGATCTGTTCAACTAGATGTTGGTGATTCTGTTATAGCTAAAGAAGCAGCTGCAGTAGGATCATCTGATGTAAATGACTGGGTTATTGTTCAGTCTGATGAAGGTGTTACTCAAATATCTAGTGGAAACTCTTTAAGTGGTTCTACAGGTAATGCTATAACTTCTTTAACAGCTGCAACAGGTAGTGTAACTATTCAGTCATTTCCTTTTGCAGGTGATAACAAAGTAGGTCATGTGCCAAGTTCTAACAGTGTAACACAAACTACTAACTTCTTAAGAGCTGATGGTAGCTGGCAAGTTCCACCAGATACAACTTATACATTACCCACAGCTACAACAACAGTGCTTGGTGGTGTTAAATTATTTAATGATACTGATGTAACAGAATCTGGTGTTAACGCAGTTACAACTACAGCTAGTAGATGGTATGGAGTTCAGTTAACTGAAAACGACAGAATGGTTGTTAATGTACCTTGGACTAATACTCAAAATGCTAATCAAACAATATCTGGTGTTGGTAGTGATAATACTGATTCAGGTATAGAACTTAGCGCGAGTGGAGGAACAGTACTGATACTAGGTTCTGGTAGTGTATCCGCGTCTCAATCAGGAAACACAATTACTCTAGCAGGTACAAACACAACTTATACTGCTGGTGATGGTTTAACTTTAAGTGGAACTCAATTTTCGGTTGATTACGCGGGAACAGATAATGTAATTGAAGTAGCAACTGACTTAGAAGGAAGCGCAATAGCACTTACAGATACAATAATATATAGTGATTCAGATGATAATAATGTTAAAAAAGGTTTAGTATCTGATTTACCTTTCTCTGCAGCTGGAGCATTTAGCGCTGCTAATGTAATTCTTAATACTTCAACTTCAGGCGTATCACAACAATCAAGTCCACCATCAGGTACAGAAGGTTGGGTTATAGATACTAACTCAATTTTAAGTGCAACAGCAATTAATACAAAATGTGAAGTTATAACTTTAGGTGGTGAAACAGTTTATGCTGATGTAACAAGATCAGGTAATAATTTAACTATTAACTTTAGAGGTAGTAGTATACCGCAAGGTACATATCGAGCTCTTATAGTTAAAGTAGCCTAATTTAATCTAACCGGCTCTTTGTTGGGCCGGTATTAATTCAATAATAAAATGCCAATAAAGTTTTTAAATGACGTATCTGTAGACAGTAGCGTTTTATACGTGGACACTCAAGATGATTATGTTGGTGTAGGAACTAATAGTCCTAAAAACCGACTTCATATAAATAAAGATAATTTATTTTTAGATAATGCTGGGCTAAGAGATTCTTCTGGTGCGTATGGTAGTGCTGGTATGAACTTAAAATCTAAAGGCCAAGGTACAGTTGAATGGAGTTTTGAAAAACAAACATTAACATCTGGGTTTTTTGCAAGTAGTTTCGGAGCAGGTAGTAATATATACATGCCTATAGGAAATACAACCACTGAAACTACTTCCAGTCAATACTATAATAATTTTGTTGCTCCATATAACGGTAGAGTTAGACAGATGAGAATAAAACACATAAGTGGTTCTACCCCGACAGCTACGAGCTTTTCATCATTCAGAGTCTATGTAAATGGAAGCTCTAACAGCGTAACACCAACTACTACTAATGGTGGTTCAAGTGGAATGATGGGTGTCGCAGAATTTTCAGATAGCGCTGCTACATTTAGCGCAGGAGATAGAATTCAGTTTTCTTATGTAGCTTCTGGAGGAACAGGACATATATACGGTGCATCAGCAACATTTATAATAGAATACACAGAAAACAGTTAAACATGGCAAATATAAACGACAATATAAGGGGTAAAAAGTTATTTAAACAAGGAAGTTCAGGTGCCAACGCTTCTAAAGGTAGTGACGGTGAAATAACTGTTTCTAAGGAAATATCTGATGAGCTAGTTGCTTTAACGGATATTAGTGATGTTTTTAATGATAACGCATTATATCAGTCTAATAAGTTTTTACTAAAGCAAGTTGAAGACTTAAGAACTGATGTAGAAGAATTACATGCGTTTATAAAAGACGCTTTTGGTAAAGACTCTTCATCTGCTGCATCACAAGGTGCAAAAGGTGACACTGGAGCTCAAGGTCCTAAAGGTGATACTGGGAATACAGGTCCACAAGGCCCAGCCGGCACAAACGGTACGAATGGTACAAATGGTAGCGACGGTAGTGACGGAGCTAAAGGCGACAAAGGTGATAAAGGCGATACAGGCGCAACCGGTGCGCAAGGACCTAAGGGAGACACAGGCGCAACTGGAGCACAAGGCCCAGCTGGTAATGACGGATCAAACGGATCAAACGGATCTGATGGCGCTGATGGAAATGATGGTGCTAAGGGAGATAAAGGTGATAAAGGCGATACTGGAAACACTGGTGCAACAGGACCACAAGGTCCGGCTGGAGCTACTGGAGCTACAGGACCTCAAGGAGCTACTGGCCCAGCTGGTAATGACGCCTCTGTAAGTGGATTTACTGGAAAGAAAACAGTTGGTAAAGAAACTTGGACTTTCTCAAATGGATTATTAAGCTCTGCAAAGTAAAAACAACTTAAAACAAGTGATAATAAAAATATACCTGCTCGGTGAGAGCAACAACCAATGTCAAACAATTAAAACCAAAACCAATGACACTATATTACCAGACTAGTTCGTGGAGTAGTCAACCACAAGTAACGGAAGAAACCAAAAAAGTATGGGAACATATAATTCAAAAGAAGAACTGGAGAATTGTACAACTACCAAACGGATTCTACCAAACTGAATACCTTGATCCAAAACAAGAAGATTCTTGGATCGATGTAACGAGACGCGAAACAATGGAAGGAGCTGAACAAGCAATAGACGCTTCCATTAACCACTATGAGAAAAAGCTTTCTTATATTCGCGGACCACAAGTCGTTAAGACCTTTAAGTAAAATAAATAAAATTAAATTAAATAAAATATGTCAGACTCAATAGTCAAAAACTTAAGCTTTGGTGACGAAGCTAAGTTTAAAGTATTTAAAGGAATAGAACAACTCACTAACGCTGTTGGCTCCACACTTGGGGCCAGCGGTAAATGTGTTATAATGGAAGACTCAACTGGTCGTCCTATTATAACTAAAGATGGTGTAACTGTTGCAAACTCTATTATATTAAAAGATCCTATAGAAAACATGGGTGCAACTTTATTAAAAGAAGCATCTCGTAAAACAGTTAGGGAAGCAGGCGATGGAACAACCACAGCAACAATATTAGCACATGCTATATTAAACGAGGTTTATTCGTCTAAAGAAAAAGACAACAACATAAGAATAACTAAAAAAGGTATTTTAGATGGTGTTGATAAAGTTTTAAAATATTTAGAAAAAAATAGTTTACCAGTCTCTGGCGAAATGATAGATAATATCGCTACAATATCAACTAACAACGACAAAGAATTAGGAAAGCTAATTGCTGATGCGTTTAGAGAAGTTGGCAAAACAGGTATTGTAACAATGGAAGGTTCTGAAACTGGTAACACTGAAGTTAAAATTGTAGAAGGAGTAGAATACGACAAAGGCTTTGCACACATAAACTTTACTACTGATAAAGATAAAATTAATGCTGATTTAGAAAATCCATTAATATTAATAATGGAATCAAAAGTAGATTCAATTAGACAGATACAATCGGTACTAGAACATGTTATAAAAAACAATAAAGCTCTATTAATTATAGGTGAAGTAGAAAACGCTGTTTTATCTGCTTTAGTTATGAATAAAATGAAAGGAAATATAAAAATAAATGTTATAGATCCTCCAGCATATGGTTTAAATAGAAAAACTATTTTAGATGACTTAGCTTTATTAACAGGAGCAACTATTATAAATGAAGACTTAGGTGATGACTTAAGTATTATAGATGTAGATTATTTAGGCTCTTGTGTTAAATCTTCTTCTGATAGTGATAAAACATTAATAACAGTTAACGATACTAGCGAAGAAGTAAAAGATATTATAGCTGAAATAAAACAAGATTTAAAAAAGAAAAATAAACCTCATATTGTTATAAATCTAGAAAAACGCTTAGCGCGTCTATCTGGTAAAGTAGCTATAGTAAAAGTAGGTGCTAATTCTGATATTGAATTAAAAGAAAAAACAGATAGAGTAGAAGACGCTATATGCGCTACAAAAGCCGCAATAAAAGAAGGAATAGTATCTGGCGGAGGTATAGCCTTGTTCAACGCTTCAAATAGTTTAAAATCTAAGTCTAATGGAGAAAAAGCTTTATTAAAAGCTATAAAAGCTCCTTTCTTTAAAATATTAAATAACGCTGGTGTTATTGTAACCGATAAACAAGATGATTATTTAAAAAATAATGAAGGCCAAGGTTTAGATGTAGTTACAGGAAATATGGTAAATATGGTTAAGCATGGTATTATAGATCCGTTACTAGTTACTAAAAGTGCTTTAATTAATGCGGCTTCCGTAGCGACTACTATAATATCTACTGATTGTGTAATTAATAATGTAAGAGTTGATGAAAGCACTAGGTAGAAATTTAATTATAGAAAAAATAAAAGACGGTACAACTTCAACAAAAGGAGGTTTATTATTAGCGGAATCGCATAAAGATGACATCAGGTATTTAAGAGCCAATGTTATTAGTATAGGTGAAGACGTTGTTGGTATCGTTGTAGATGACGAAATATTCTATGACAAGCACGCTGGTCACAAAATAGAAATAGAAAATAAAGCTTATCACGTTATTAAACTACAAGATGTAGTCGTTGTTTTATGAAAAAGCTAGAGGCTTCAGATATTAAAGATCTGAAATTGCTGCAACATTACCGTATAATACGAAAATGGGCTTCCAAAAACAACGACATAAATGAGGCTGATTTAGAACTTTTAATATATTTAGACTGTATAGATCTTTTTACATTAAAAGATTTTAAAGAAGGTTCTTATTCTTATAGTTGGGATAACAGAAGATGGAGCAGATTAATAAAAAATAATTGGGTTGTTGTTTGGAGAAAAAGAAACAGAACTACTCAAACTTATAATATATATAAAGTTTCTTTCAAAGGAAAGCAACTTATAAAAAGAATTTATAGAATAATGTTAGGTAAAGAAGAAATACCTTCAAGCCCTAGAAGAAATTCTATTATTAAAAGAAAAACTTATATGGATAAAGTATTGACAAAAGCCATATATAATGTAAATAAAGAAAAATATAAAAATTAAAATCATGCATCAAAAAGGTCACGGAAAATACGATCCTTCAATGGAAAAATTAAAGCCAGGAACTAAAGTTGGTATAGTGGGTGAATCTCATGTTTGGGACGGACCTTTAAACCAAGAAGGTAGAGCTCACGGTATGGGTTCAAGTTCAGGTATAACTGGAATGGAAATACTAAAAGCTCCTGTAAAAGGTGGTGGTGTTAATCCAGTATTAAAAGCACAACGTGCATAAAACTTTAAAAATAAAAAAATGAGCACATATACATCATCATTAAACGTTATAGCAAGTAGTAGCTATAATATACCTCAACCAGGTGAATTAACACTAGCTGTAGCAGCTGCAGGTTCTTCAACCACACAATTAGTAGCAACAGCTGCTTCTAAATTTACAGCTGCAGAAACAAGACCATTAGGGTATACAATAAACGGAGGTGACATTATATATAATGAAACTCAAAGCGTTGTTTACCAAGTTTTAAGCGTTGTCAATGATACTACTATAAAAATATCTACAGCACCTGTAGCTATAGCACCAAATGATACTTTAATTATATACAAAGGTAATGTAGCTGGAAGTGAAGGTTACTCTTTATATTTTGGTGTAACGGGTGATGCAAAGGTAGAAGACGTATCAGGAAACGCTGTTTTATTAAAAGGCGTTCCAGCTGGAAAAGTAATAGATTTACAAGTTGTAAAAATATATGATTCAAATCCAACTCCACCAACTAACATTGTAGCTTGGGAAAAAACAAATTAAAACTAAAATATGGCATATAAACAAAACTTCGGACCATCTAGAAAATCTGGCAAAGCTATGTCTATGTGCGGTGTTTCAAGAATTATGAGTCCGCTTGACGCTAAAGACTGGATAGCTGACGCTACTAAGAATAGTAAAGGACAATTTAAAGCTAAAGCAGAAAAAGCTGGTATGAGCACAGCTGCTTATGCTAATAAAGTTATAAAAGAAAACAAAGGTGGTAAGTTAGAAAAGCAAGCTCATTTAGCTAAAACTTTAATGGGTTTAAGTAGAACTGAATCACCTTTAAATAAAGAAGTTGATTTTTCTAATTTTGTATTAGATAACAATATGTCTGTACAAACTGGAGATACTAATTATTCATCGCCTCAAAGATATGATGTCGATTTTGGAGAATTTGAAAGCCCAACAATAACCGGCACGGGCAGTATAGGCGGTGGTAGTGACGAAAGTGATGATGATAGTAAACAAAGTTCTGGCACAAAAACTAGAGTTGGTAGATTAAATGCTAAGAAAAAAGCAGTTGAAGAAGGCGGGGGTAATGAAGCTAAAGAAGCTAGAATAAAAGGCAGAATAGATAGAACAGAGAAAAGGCAATCTGAAAGAGCTAAAAGAATTAAAAAAAGAAACAAAAATAGATTAGATAGAGTTACTAAAAGACAAGAGTCAAAAACTAAAGACGGTGTATTTGGTTTTCTAAAAAAGAAACAAAAAAAATAAAAGATATGGCTTATAAACAAAAAGGATACTACGGTCAATATAGTGGTAACGCCAAACATTCAAGACATCACATGGTTAATTCATGGGAAGAAGAAGATGTTAAAAGAGGTAAACAGCAAATGAAAGAAGGACACAAAGGTCATGCTGAAGCTTTGTTTGATGATGCTCATGGAAGTTATAATTATGACGGTCGTAACTCAACTGGCGCAGAACATAATAGTTCTCCAGCCAACTTTGGTTTTCTTGCAGGTGCTATAGGTGGTGCTGCAGCTGGATTATTTGGTGGTAAAAAACGAAGAAGAGGTAAATTAGCAAGACACCAAGAGGTAATGGGTAAATTAGAAGCTATAGAAAGTCAACTAGCTGGTGAAGATTCAGGAGCAACTACAGGTGGTGATGAAGCCGCAGCGGCTGAAGAAACTGGAGCTGCAGAAGCAATGCGTAATGAATTTATAGAAGGAGCTGGTGATATATCTGGTAACGCTATTGGCAAGAATAGAGGAACTTTGCCAACAGCTACGGATCTTGTAAACCCAGAAGGTTAATAAAATAACAGTAGAGATCTGTAATAAAACTCACATAAAACAATAACATAAACATTAACAAAAACAAAAACAAAAATTATGGCGAAATTTATTAAATTTAACATCGCAAACAATGCTACTTTAGCAAGCGGTACAGGATCAAGATCAGTATTATTAGATGTTGACAAAATTGAAAGCATATCAGATGCAGTATCTGGTGGTGGTGCTTACAGTGTAGTTATTACATTAAGTGAATACGTAGGATTAGAAGCAGGACATGCTGATGGCGCTACAGTACCAGCTGGAACAGTAGGTGGAAGAATACTTACTTTACTTGTAGGTACTAGCACTATTTCAGATCCAGCAAATACACAAGGAACAGGAGCAGTTGCTATCGTTAATCCTTCTGCGATAACTGTAGCAGGTAACATGCCTTCTCAAGTAATTAATAGAGCTCTTACTGCTAACCCAGGTGGAGTATCTTCTACTTGTCAATTAGGTAAAGATGGAGCTGGATTATTAGCTGACGATCAAATGTACTGGAACCAAGCAACATTCTCATCTTTAGCTTCTCTATAATACATAGATGAAGTCTAGGGGATTAGGCGACGATGTTGCTAAGTTTACAAAAAGAACAGGAATTAAGTCCGTTGTAGATAGAATATCTAGCGGACTTAACGTCCCCTGTGGTTGTGATAAAAGACAAACAACATTAAATAAAATGTTTCCTTATAAAAATTAATATGGCGTTTAAAATGAATTCACCATTTCCTTTGTTTAGCACTCCTGTGTATGAAAGAGAATTACCAGAAGGTATCTTGGGTAAGGGTAATAAAAACGGTACAATATTAATTTCAGAAGACATAACTAAAGATCCAGAGCAAACTAAAAGTATAATTGATCATGAAGAAGTTCATATAGATCAAATAAAAAGAGGTGATTTGGATTATGACGATAAAAACGTTTACTGGAAAGGAAAAACATATTCTCGTTCAACAATGAAAGAGGGTAATCCTAATTTACCATGGGAAAAAGAAGCATATAGTAAAACAGATAACTACGAAAAATATTAAAAAAAATGGCATATAATCAAAAATTTGGACCAAACAGAAAAGGTTCAAAACACGGAAAAGACATGATCTCAAGAATCATGAGTGGACAAGACACCGCAATGTCTCCACTAAGTAATTCTGTTCAATACCTGAAAGGAATGTCAGGTGCCATGAACGGACAAAAAGGTATGGATGGGTATTCATATGGGGTGCCTGCAGAAAAACTAAGTAGCATACAAGGTTCAGAAGGTATGTCTAGAAAAACTAAAGGTCAAGCTGCATTAGATAACATAGGTGGTGGAATGTCAAGACACACGTCTGAACATTCTACTGAAGAGTATATGGATAGAAAAGATGCTGCAATTAAAAAGTCTAAAGCTGATAAAGGCATTTCAAGACATAAAGCTGGGCATCAAGGATATAACGACAAGCTTGATGAGTCTTTAGCTAAAGACGGTAAAGAATCTACTAAGAAACAATCTATGAAAGATCGTAGAGATGAGTCTAAAGGTATGAAAAAAGGTGAAGGAAAAAGAGCTTATTCATCTGATCCGGATATGGATATTAGCCAAGGAGCAAAACGAAAAAAACGTGTGGCTAGACCTCCTTCGCGCCCCAAAGCCAAAGCCAAAGGAAAAAGTAAGTTTCCACCAGGAATAAATCCAAACGCTAAAAAGAAGGACAAAGGACAAAAACAGTTTGAAGGTAAAACGGTTTCAAAAAAAAAATACGATAAAAGACAAGACAGAGCTAAGGAGTTAGACAAAAAATCTTTTGATAAAGATAAAAAAGGTGGTGACGGATCTAAACTTAGAACGCGAGCTGGTAGAGTTAGAACAAGAGCCGGTAGTGTTAACAACGTGAAAAAATAAATAATAAAATTATGGCTTATAAACAAAACTTTGGCCCTTCTAGGATGTCGGGCTATAAAAAGACAGAGCAAGTTGCTAGTAAATCTTCTTTGTTTAGACTAGGTTCTTCGCCTTTAAATCATGACATGGATTTTGATCATGAACATGAAGAAGGTAAAGACAGATATACTAGGCAAGTACCTGTTAAACCAGGAACTAAAAGACAAAAAGGTAGTAGCAGAAGAAAATTATCAAAAGAAATGGCTAATTTTGCTAACACTAGAGACGCTGACGGAGAAGCTGTAAACACTCAAGGTTATATGAGAGGTGGTAGTGGTAGTAAAGTTAAAGTAGGTGGAAAAAATTTACTTGAAGTAAAAACAGGCACGCGAGGAGGTGGAGGCGCTCAAGGTACCTCTTATACTGATAAAAAATATGATGATGTAAATTGGAGAGATATTAACAAGCAAATAAAAAAGACTGGTTCAGCTAGTGTGGTTGATGGTAAAGTATCTAGTGGAACTACTCAAACTAAAACTGCTTATGGTTTTGTGTCGAGAGATAATAGAAAGAAAGAAGTTGCAGCTCAAAAAGCTAAAAGAGCAGAAGATCTTAAAAATAAAAAAGCTACTAGACAAAAGACTAAAGACGAGATGCAGCAAAAGCTGAAAACGAAGAGAGATGCAGCACAAGCTAAAAGAGATCAATCTGTTGCAGAACTTGTCAAAAGAAGAAAAGAACAAGCCGCTAATAGAAACAAAAATAAAAAATAAATATTATGTTTAGAATGAGTATGGGATCTAAATCCCAAAAACAACACAGAACTCCTTTTGGTGGTATTTCAAGAGTTATGAGTCCGCTTGACGCTGGTCCTTGTGGAACTCCAGGTAATCCTCCTTGTGATGTAGAAAGAGAAACTGGTAAGGAAACTTATAAGGGTACAAAAGACGGTGTGTCAGGAACATATACAAAAACAAGTTATCAAACTGACTTTGAGATTCCTGGAAAACCTGGTGGCAAAAAACCTGGTAAGCCACCCAAGACTGGACCTAGAACACCTTTTAAAAATCCGAAAGTTCCTGGTCAAACTTATGAGGAATTTCAAGCAGCACCGTATGGATCTCCAGGAAAAACTGCTGAAAAATATAAGCCTAAAACCAAAACTTATGGTGAGAAAAAAAGATCAAATTTAACATTTGTTCCTGATAAAACTCCACCACCTAAGACACCACCACCATCAACACCACCAAAACAAGAAAAGAAATTGCCTTCAATTAAGGTGTCAGGTAAAGGTAGAAAAAGTATAAAAATTGGAAAACCTGATTTATCTTCTGGACCTAGAACTAAAAGCGGTGGCAGTAAAAGAAGTGGTAACTCTTGTGGTTGTGCGGTAAACAATTAAGTATATTATGAAAAAAATTCTTGAACTAATAACAGGTAGCCTTATAAAAGATGTTGGTAAAGTTATAGACAACCTAACAACTTCTGACGAAGAGAGACTTTCTGCTAAACAGAAGCTTCAAGAGTTATTAGAACAAGCTGATAGAGATGCTCAAAGTCAAGTTACTGCTAGGTGGGAGTCAGACATGAAGTCTGATTCTAAGCTAGCTAAAAATATAAGAACTATGGTTCATGTATTTTTAACTGTCATCTTTGTTATATTAGCATTTTTTGATGGTAACATTGGTGAGTTTAGAATAGCAGAACAATACATACCGATATTTCAATCATTATTAATAACAGTTTATGGCGCTTATTTTGTAGGTCGAACCTGGGAAAAAGGTAAAAAAATAAGTAATAATAATAATAAGTAAAAACAATTAATTAATTAAATCAAATCAAATGGCAAAAAAAGTTAATAAAATTACAGAAGACGAACTTAAAAGTATAAAAGAAGCTAACGTAAAATACCAAGGCTTATTAAGCGAATTAGGTTTTAGAGAACTTCAAAAATCAAGTTTAATTGAGCTAGCTAAAAAAGAAGCTGACGGTATAGATGTTATCAAAAAAGAACTTGAATCTAAGTACGGGCAAGTTAATATAGATCTACAAAGCGGGGTTTATACTGAAATAGAAAAAGAAGATGCCAAGTAATATTAGAAAAATTAGCATTGGTTCTGATTATAAAAACGATGCTATGCATTATTCTGTAGGTCAGCAAGTCTATGGAGGTCACGAAATATCTCATATACTTTTTGAAGAATCTGACAACTCCTATAATATACATATAAAGAAAAACAACGAGGTATTGCCATGGAAAAAGTTTAATTCTAACATGGCAATATCAGTTGAATATGATTTAGAATATTAATGAGATCTGTATATGATTTTATAGTAAAACCTTTAGGTAAAGAGTATTCTAACGATATAAAAATAGGTGGAATAAAACTTATATTAAACACTAAGATAGAAAGTTTTAAGTTTGTTAATAATTTAGCTGTTGTAGTTAAAACACCCATAGCTTACAATACACCAATTAAAACAGGTGATATTATAGTTATACACCACAATGTGTTTAGAACTTTTTACGATATAAGAGGTAATAAGAAAAAAAGTAGATCTTGGTTTAAAGAAGACTTATATTTCTGTTCTTTAGATCAAATATATTTATATAAAAACAAAGATGATTTTAAGTCGATAAACAACAGATGTTTTATTAAGCCGTTAAAGTCAAAAAACAAGTTTAGTGTAAATAAAGAACAAAAGCTTATTGGTATATTAAAAATAGGTAATAGTTCATTAGAAGCCGCGGGTGTGAGCGAGGGAGACATTGTAGGTTATACCCCTTATGGAGAGTATGATTTTATTATAAATGATGAAAGATTATACTGTATGAAATCAAATGATATTGTAATTAAATATGGAAATAAAGAAAACCAAAAAGAATATAATCCAAGCTGGGCAAATAGCTGTTGAAGAGCTAATAAAGGTTGCTAAAGAACCTATTGTAGACACTGCTGAAGATATATCTGCGGATAGATTAAAAAACGCAGCTGCAACAAAAAAACTAGCTATATTTGATGCTTTTGAAATTTTGCAAAAAATACAAGAAGAAGAGAATATTATAAATGAAAAACCAAAAGAAGTAAAAGAAAAAAGCTTTAAAGGTTTTGCAGAAAAAAGATCTAAATAATGTATAAGCAAACCTTATATAAAGTTTTAGAAAATTACATTGATTCTAATATATTAAAAAGAAACAATAGAAATAAAAAATGGGAGTATGGTTATAATGATAAGTACGATATTATTATAATTAGTAAAACAGGTGAAATAGGTGAGATATATGAAATACAAAATCTAAAAATAGCATTACCAAAAAAAGAAGATGTAGTTAGATTTGAAAACAACACATGGCAGCGCTCTATTATACCTGACGAGTTAAAAAAAATAAAAACAAGATTTGATTGGGAAAAATATCCAGTTGACTTTAAAGAACACTGGTATGACTACATTGATAAAGAATTTATTAGAAGAGAGCAAGGTTTTTGGTTTTATAACAAGAACACTCCTACTTATATTACTGGTACTCACTATATGTACCTGCAGTGGTCCAAAATTGATGTTGGGAAACCAGACTTTAGGGAAGCAAATAGATTATTCTATATTTTCTGGGAAGCTTGCAAAGCAGACAACAGGTGTTATGGAATGTGCTATCTTAAAAACCGCCGAAGCGGATTTTCGTTTATGGCCTCAGGAGAGGTGGTTAATCTTGCAACTATTAATTCCGATTCACGATACGGCATATTGTCCAAATCTGGGCCCGATGCAAAGACAATGTTCACAGATAAAGTCGTACCAATATCGGTCAATTATCCGTTCTTTTTCAAACCGATACAGGATGGTATGGACCGTCCCAAGACCGAACTCGCATATAGAGTACCAGCATCAAAGTTCACCCGAAGAAAACTCGACACCAATGAGACCGCGGCCGATCTTGAGGGACTCGATACAACGATCGATTGGAAAAACACGGGTGACAACTCCTACGACGGGGAGAAACTCAAGCTCCTCGTCCACGATGAATCGGGCAAATGGGAAAGGCCGAACAACATCCTCAACAACTGGAGGGTTACGAAAACAACACTACGATTAGGTAGTAGAATTATTGGTAAATGCATGATGGGATCAACTTCTAATTCATTAGATAAAGGAGGTGATAATTTTAAAAAATTATATTATGATTCAGATGTTACAAACAGAAACGCCAACGGACAGACTCGCTCGGGATTATATAGTTTGTTCATACCTATGGAATGGAACTACGAAGGATACATTGATTCTTATGGGATACCTGTATTCGACACTCCAAACAAACAAACGAAAGACTCCCATGGTATACCTATAAAGTTAGGTGTAAT